AAATCAAGGACTGTTTCGCCTTCATTGGTATAGGTTTTTATGAGGTATTCCATGAGTGCAACGGGCTTTTGTGTTGGGTGCACTTGGTCTTGCCTCCTCCATTTTTGCTGAAAGAACTGGACGCTTTCGGGGTAGCGAGTCCCTGTATTTACCGTTGTAGATTCACCTTTACACCCAAGCCCTAGCTTATGGTTATTGATCGGAGGGGGTTTCCGTGTCCGAGAGTAAGGTTCTCCTGCCGTCATTTGGGGAGTGTAGGCTACTCGACCTTTCCCAAAGACGAGAATACTTTCGTGTTTCGCCATAGGGCGGAATTTAGCAGTGAATGCGCTACCTGATTTTGATTTATGCCATATCCATTCATGCTTGAACCACTTTGGGTTGCTCATTACAAGTGCGGAGGTGAACGGTTGGCTTGCAGTCATCACAATAGCCCCATTAGGCTTGATGATCCGCTTCAGCTGCTCCCACATTAGTGGTAAGTCAATAATCGAATCCCATTTGCAAGCGGTCGTTCCGTAAAGTTAAGGAGGGTCTGTCAGCACCATATCCACCGAGTTATCGGGGATACGTTTCATTTCTTCCAGACAGTCACCCTGCCACAGACGAAAATCAGATGCTGACAAACCCAAGTCTCCATTGGTTGTCATATTAGATAATCCTTCATGTTTAATTTTACGTTATCCCATTCTGCCTGTGTCATATCGCACTTTGCTCTATTCTCGAACCATGTTAAGAATTGCAGGTTGTCTAAATCGTTTTCTCCCCCGTTCGCTCTTGGATTGATATGGTCTATCGTCGGCCTGATCCACTTATTCTTTTGAGAGGTGATCCACGCAAAATAAATATCGTTAAATTGGCGGTCGTCATAGAATTTTTCAATATATCCAACGTAGTCATTAGTTGTTAGGTCAAACCTTCCACCGCGCCTTGTTATTGCGGAGTTCAGGAACTTTAACTTCTCTACATCACTAAAGCCTGATAGCCATTTGCTTGTTACGTCGAACCGGATGTGTGCGGCCATGTTCTTATATAGAGAGCTTTTAGGCATTTTTTTGCCTAGATTTGATTGTCTACCTTTTGATTTCATGCCTATTTTCCTGCGATGCTCTTTAGTGAAAGGCTTGCACTTAGCCTTTATGACCTCAATACCATTAGCCTCTAACACTCGTTTAACTCTATGGTGATCCGTACAGCACAGGAGGGCTACGTCACGCAGACTTGTTTCTCCGCGCCTATATCCTTCAATAATATTTTGTTCTGTATTTTTCATATAGGAAATATACCCCAGCTATATACGGTTGTCAATGGTAAATGTCGGTGGATCAGTCAGGATCATATCTACTGACCCGTCTGGTATCTCCTTCATTCGTTCTAGGCAATCGCCCTTCATTAGTTGCACCCCATCCAAAAAAGGAGAACAACACGCAGTAGATAACCTCCCACGGCGGGTAGTCTCTGGAGTTTTTGGCTTCATAATGTCTTTCGTTTCATTCATGTTTTTCAAGGCGATCACGTTCTAAGTTACATAGAATAAGTTCACGATCATTCCAACTTTTATAAATTTTTAATATGTATTCTTTGGTAATTTTCATAATTGGTTATCTTTGATTGCTTGCACTATATAATCCGTCCCTTGAATTACTTCAAATTCTCCAGACTCTTCTTCCACAATTAAACGTGGCACAGATCTAATACCATATTTCTTAGCAATGACAATATTATCAAGAATTTCCAATGCCTCAATTTTTATATCAGCATCCTCAAGTTTATTTCTAAGCATGACACTCGGACCACAGATTTTGCTAGTTAGTAATGTTATTTTCTTCATGATTATTGTATTCTACTTTTTAATAAGTTCTGCTTCAATTGCCCTACGCAAGATCTTATCGTCCAGTTCCTTATTGTCAAGAATTTGGAAACTGAAGGATACGCGCCAATCGCTCCAATGTTTCTGAATTTCAATAGCTTGTTCCTTACGAGAGAATCCTGTTTTGATGGTCTTCAAAAAATCCTCAACTCTTCCAATTTTAATCAGAGCTTCATTATACGCTGGAATAATTTCTTCGATGAAATCTTTACATCTTTCCGCAATTTCAAAATCCATGGTGATGTTCAAATAGTCGTAAAAATCCTCTGATGTGGTGAACTTCGGAGATTCCATAAACACATCCAATACGTTATTGACATTTTTAAGTCCTGATAGGAGAGAATGTAATTTTAGATATAGGGAAGCTTTAATCTTACGAAGTGATTGTCCATCCTTTGAATAGATGACGATGCCCTCGCTATCCTTCCACTCTCCAACCTCCTCAATACAAGATGATATAGAATTAAATTCAAATCTCTTAGGTCGATCAACGCCAAGTATCTCACCCATTGCGTCCAAGTCCTCCTGACTTATATATCTAAGGTTTCGATTATCGACGCACCCAATTAATGTAAGAGTGGGTTCAGATACCCGCCTTATGACTATCACATTGTTGGGAGTTTCCCATTCATATAAAAATGTGTAATCATGATGATCATATACGGCGTTGAATACCTTGGGATATTTATTTTTCAAGAATTCAATTTCATGCCCATTATCTAATTGTTCAGCATTAGTATTACCCCGAGTCCGGTGAATGAGTTCTCCATTATGAGAACCGACAACTAATGTAGATCCGTCATGTTTCTCCAAAATCTCAAATGGTTGATCTAGTGGAAATGGTGATAAATCAGGCTTCTCTGCGAAGTTGAAAAATTTTCCAAACGAACAGTTCACCACGTAACTATCACTCTTACGAATGATGATAGATCGGAACCATAGGTTATACTCATCCCACTTTGCCGTGATATTGTTAGGCGTGATAAGCCAGCAATCATCACCGCCAATGGTGCAATCTTTAAGTTTAAATTGTTCTGGATCTGGTAATTTCATATTGTTTATTTTTATAAAATGAGATCGCGTGGGGAATCTGCCCCTTCGCTAAGATTTACCCTTCCGTTGGCAAGATGATGAATCATATTACCCTCATTGTCAAGGGACAAAACGCAATAAAGGGTGTTCTTTCTATCCACGTATATAATTTCAGCGACGCCACCATTTCTATAGGTGGTGAACTTTGTTGAGGGTTTAAATTTTTGAATGGTCATAGATTGCTTCACTTTTTCTCGTTTCATCCCCAAATTGTATCCTAGTTTTTATCGACTATCCACGTAGCTCACCTTAACGCCATCAATTATCATGGCAGTCAAATAACCACTCGGAAAACAAGATCCCGTATCAATACATATTTTATAACCCATATCAGTGATACCTCCCTTTTGGACTGTATGACCACACACAACAGTCTTACCCGATTTATGAGGGTGGATATCCTCAAACCTATTCCAGAGGACTGACCACCCACTCTGCTTATCTAAATCCTCATCAGAATCAAGATAACCATGGACAAAAATATAATTTTCCTCTTCGTGGTAGAGTTTCAAAGAATTGAAAAATTCCCCATGAATATCAAACATCACATCCAACTGGTTGAGATGTTGTCCATATGAATCTAGGCATGTCCGACCACCATTCATCATCCAAGATGAGAACATTTGCCAACCCCCTTTTCCATCGTTCACATCCATAGCCATCATCTCATGATTACCCTGAAGGCATATCACATCATGTCTATTTTTAAGATCTATGATAAAATCAATCACCTGCTTACTATGATTCCCACGATCAATGTAATCCCCAAGGAAAATAATCTTATCCCCTTTGTCAATTGAAAGCTTGTTGAAAACTTTCTGCAATTGATATAGTTCTCCATGAATGTCACCTACGGCTATCAGTTTACTCATTTTTCAAACCCTCCAAAATAACAACCTCATCGTCATCCCTCATATAATATGTGCTACTCTCTTCCTCGCAGAACTTATCCCACGCATCCCTTAGATATTGAGGAATGTGATACTCAGGCAATTCATCTAATTCGACATTTTCCATAATATTTTCAATGGCATGATCAAGATCTTCTGGACGTATGGTTCGTCTTTCTTCTGATGATGTTAGAAACTTGGGAAGTTCCATGTCTTCATCTTCATCATTCCCATCACACACCCACATATCATAGAACTCCTCAACTGAGTAATAAAAAGTATCGTCATCAAATACCGGACCGTTATATTCCGATTCGGGAATTTTCCTAGCCTTTTCAAAGCTCCTTTCTTCCCTTTCCCTAAACCACGATTCGTTTCCAAACTCCGAACAAATTTCATTTTCATATTCTATTAAAAATTCTTTCATAATTATCTAAGTTTCAGGCTACTTCTAAGATTTCGTTCTTGGAGTTCCAAAACGTGTTCAGGACATGCGTGGGAATTGATATTATCATGACGTTTCTCAATTACAACATAAGTTACCTTAATATTTTCTTGCTCCGCTCTCATGACGTAATATGCAAAGTCTCTTGGGGACACATTTGTATTGGCCACAATGATATTTTTTAATCTGTTATCATCAAGAGCTTCATTGAATTTATTTTGACATTTCTTATGAGCATGTCCAAGTTCCTCAAGAACGAATGTATAAACACCATCCTTATAAAAATGATCATCCGCACAACATATAATTTTAGGTTCTGCGATAATATCACAAAAAGTGGTTTTACCCGCACCACTTGTCCCCCTAGTTATGATAACCGTTCTTTCCGAGTTTTCAAATTTCATATATTAATTACTAGCTAATTTAAAACCCTTAATCCATGCATTGATATTGAATTCCTCAGAAGATTCATAATCAGGTGGTGAGGTATCGTAATTATAAACAGTATCGGGTAATATAAACGCGATAGCACTTACGGAGTTACCGAGGTCTGGCTCAGTGAACAATGCACATGGAATTTTGAAGTTGTGTATTTCCTCAATCCTTTTAATCATAGCCTCAGATCCCCCACCATCCAATAGAATGAAAGTTTTATGATTATTCACAAAATCTTTATATTCATCCGAGTTCCCATGATAAATGGAATATTCCAATGCGGCATGTCCCGCTTGTATGCCCTGTTGTCGGCCACTAATATTGCCCATTACGAAGAAATACATCCTAAGCTCATTTTTACTTGTTTCCATAATTCGATTGTATCCTAGTTTTTATCAAATGCTAGTATCATTCGCAACATCAACCACGGAGGAGGCTCTGACATGCTAATTTGACAGGGGGTTCTGGCGTCCATATAACATACAATAGGTAGAACCTGCACATCTTCCATCCACTCAAACTCAATGGCGTTACCAGAATGAATAACATTAATCCAATTTTCCACGTCCGATCTTAATGTTGCATCTACAACATTTTTCCAAAATTGTTCGTCTTTCCAAGTTAATCCTGTCATATTATTTGATTCTATATATAAAGTGGGGGACAAACATTCCCTGTAAACACCCCGCAATGGGGGACATAGTATCTCCCGCTTGATCACATGCTGGCATATCAGTAATCCTCTTATACCACTTCTTATCCGTGATATCATCTACAAGTGCCTTGTGAACAAATACATGATAACCTCCACGGGTTTCCAGAACGTCACACTTACCATCCACGATACCAATCACTTCTTCCAGAAGCTTATCATTTTTCTCATCAATATCAAATGTGATGTATTTTCTAGTTCCAGCCGTTCTTTGAATCTCAGACATCACTTCCTGATGAGGGTTGGAATTATGACCATAGCACTCCACCACCTTAGCCAAAGCTCCTATGGAGCGTATTGTAGCCTTCCATAGATCCCTTGGATTGGTTGAGATGTATAATGCCAAGGATTCTTGGGGAACAGGATTTTCCCCATGCTTATAAGATCCAAAAGCACATTCCATTTGCATGATCTTTTGCTCCAATCTCTCTTTGGTTGAAGTTCCTCGCTTAAGCTGCGCTTTATCACTTTTGATCCAAGGGACTTCGGGACAATATTTTTTTCTGGAGAAAAGTGCAATATAAAATTGCTCGTTCTCTTTACAGTCCGGTAGCCACTCAAGAAATTCTTGGAACTTCTCTCTATTTTTTAAAATTTCGTAATTCATGTTTTTATTGTATCCTAGTTTTTACTACTCCAAGGATTTCCCCCTTCTCGTATTCTTTCCATGAAACAAATCTGATTCATGATCTCTTCTGCATCAGTATTGTATAAATTGAACACGGGGATATCATAATGATTGGCAATACGAATCGCTTGACCCGTCCCACCCGAATCTTTACCATCCGGTGTCCAACATATAACGAATTCCGAATCGGGTTCATTTAATCCCATCAATTGTCTGAAATTTCGTGCCATCGCCGATAATCCAAAGTCTCCCAATGCCGAAGGTTTAGGGTGAAACTTAGATACTGATTCGATAGCTTCCTCATCATCATATCCAACCAATTTATAATCATGATTGGGGTTCCTATCGTCGTAATTAAATTCATGGTGGGGTAGCCATATTTGAGCTTTCTCCACTCCCTTCGCAAAAGCCTGATCACTCCCCGCCGCATTTCCAGACCTTAAGGTAAGCCCCACCTTCTCCAACTGACCTGCAATGTCGGTCATATGATTGGTAATAACAGTCGGAACGCTTCTCGATCCAATTCCAGCGTAATATCTTTTAACTTTTTCCATCACTCCTCCTCTTCATCTTCCTCCATCCAATATTCACAAGCGCATTCACAACAATAGCATTGACCCTGTGGTAGCCAGTTTGGGAAAAATGGTGATTCTCCGCATCACTCCCAATCCTCCCTCTTACCATATGCGGAAAATCCAGCATAATAGGCGCGTTCTTCCTCTTCCTCAATCCTACGATCATCATATCCCATGATATACGAATCGGATGCAAATTCTTCCAAGGTTTCTCGAAGTCCTTCTACACTTTGATCAAACTCCACAAATTCTATAATTTGATTAATTGTCATTTTCTTTTTCTTTTTCTTTTAATATTTCTATATTTTTCAGATTTGGATCAATATTCAAGATCTCCGTCGCATATGGTAATATATCTTTTTTAAAAATCAAGTCATAATTATCGCAGAACGCTTTATGATCCGCGACCCGATTTTTGTCCCCCTTGCCGCCTTCCCACTGCTCACTCATAATATAATTCCTTTTGAATTTGCTCAAGCATTTCTGCATTTAATCCTCGGAAATACTCTTCAGCATCTTCCATGGAATCAAAGCACTCTTCATTTCCAAAATTGATATCTTTATCACTCTCATTAACCCAAATGATTTTCATATCAACAAGTTTGGGATGAATCCTCCACTGATAAGCACCACTTCCATCTTCCTCCAATTCATATGTAGATTTTGATGTATAAATTGGATTATCATTATCGTCGTAGGTTTCCACTTCCCAAAAATCTTTATCTTTCTCTTCTGGTAACTTAATAGTCATTTCATTATTTTTAGTTGTGATTATCCCCCTATTAGTCAGTTCTAAAATAATCTCCGACATCT